TTCTTGGTCTTAATCACCAACTCTTTAAGCTGTTTCAGTTTGTACCGGAATCCGCACCGATCACACTCGGCAATCGCATTTTTACCGGACGAGAACCTGCTGCCCATTAGTAGGACCCAACAAAGCTCTGCCTCGGAACAAACCGAACAGGGGCCTTCTCACGATCCTCGCCTGCCGCGATATCCCAAGCCTCATCGTACTGAGCTTTCAGGATTTGGGTTCGTGCTTCAGCGCCCGCAATCTTCATCGACAAATAATACGACAGCCCTGCTACCAAGCAGGGGAGGAAACGGAACGGGATGTCTTGCCCATTCACGCCTGTGCCTGCATCGAGCATACGACGCAGACGGGTATAAAAAAGGGTATACGTGGTACCGGAATCTGGCAAAGGCCAAACCGTAAACTGGGGATAGACCACGCTACCCAAAGAATCAGTCGCCCCCGTACGCCGATCAATCCAAATCTGAATGGGCCTACCCGTCGCGTTCTTGTTAGGTATCGCAACGTAAGTACTGGAGGAAATACGACTGATGTTGATATCAATCTGATTCTGCCCCGTACCCGTACGGATCACGTGATCTAAGAGGTCTACTGTGTCAGCAGGAAGATCGTACGTCCCTGTACCCGCAGTCAATGCCTGCGTTCCTGTTTCTAAAGTCCAAAGGTTGATACCGCGTGAGGCCCAGTCCATCAGCATCAGATTTAAACTGCGCTTGGCGGTGCGGAAATCATAACCCGTTCTAAGCTCGGCCCCACAACGCTCAAAAGCCTCCTCAATGATCTCGTTGAGATCGAGGTTAAAGTTAGTTGTAGCTGTGGTGTTGTATGCCATTACTTCTTACTTCCCCGCTTGACGATACGCACGGGTTTTCTTGCTGATACCTTTCGGCTGCTTGACGAACTGCTTGCCCGCTTTTTTACCTTTTCGCTTGGCGGCTGTGGTTCGGGCATACTCAGCAGAACTGAGAGCTTTAATAGCAGCTTCAGGTAGATATCTTTCACCTGTTTTACTAGATGGCTTACCACTTTTGGTTCTCCATTTCTGCTCGCCCCAAGCCTTCAAAGATCGTTGCGGATCTCTCATGCCTTGTATCCACCACCCTTCTCTTTGTACTTCTTCGCCAAAAGCTGTGCCTTGCGCGCTGACCATTGCCCCGGCTTAGTACCGTGCGTTCCCGAAGCCTTGATGGACTCAAACAATTTCTTACGCATACCGGGCTTGGTGTAGTTACCCGCTTCGTTCACCTTGCTCTTAGATTTTACTTTGCCGCCTCCGTTGTGGCGAATGGGTTTTCCGGTTCCTTCAACAATTTCATTATCCCCACGCCGCTTAGCGCGAGGAATCTTTGCCGGGTTAATGTCACCCATTCCACGAGACGGCATCATTAGATAATCCTACCTCGGGTCCTGCCACGCTTTGCAATACCGTCGATTTTGCCGCCTACGTTATAAGACTTCATTACACCGCCTCTCCGAGCAGTGCGTACTCCTGCTTCTCGTTTAGCTCTTTGCATTTCACTATCGCTAGGTCCACGCCTACGACGCTTCTCTTCTTCCATCTCTTGCCTAAATGCTTCAGGCGTCACGATTTGCTCTTCAATAACAGCTTCTTCTTTTATCTTTGGAGGATTTTTCTTCTTTTTGTCTTCCTCCGCTCGACGCTTGTCACGCTCACGGACTTCATCGCTCATGTAATACTTCATAAGCGTATCCATATCCTTCTTTTGCTGCGCCGCATTACGATCAGGCAGCATTGAACGTGGGACAAGATCGTCCGTTGGACCACCTTCTTGTAAGAACTTTACCTTACGCTTAGAAGGCTTCTTAGCTTTAGGTTTCGGAGGTTTAGGCATACGTGGCTTCTTAGGTGCTGACGCCCCGAAACGTGACATTTTTTTCTTAAACATACCGGCGGTATACTTAGGGATTCGCATAGATGAAGCCATTAGACCATCCTACCTCGGGTCTTACCCTTCTTAGCGATACCGTCAGCGCGACGAGAAGCAGAAGATTTAACGGATCCACCCTTTTTCATACCCTGCGTTCGTGATTCTTTTGCTTCACGAATACGACGCATAGCAGGACTTTCTGCCCTCTCACGAATACGGCGCATAGCAGCGCTTTCCCCGCGACCGCTATCTTGACTGCCGTAGCCTTGGGCACGGTACCTTGCACGAGTCGCGGCATCACCAAGATTCGCCGCTATATTCTTAAACCCAGCACCGCTGCCCGGTCTGCGACGATCCTTCTCAGCTTGGGTTTCTGTACGAGGAGGGGGAACATCTCGGCTTTCTTCAAAAGCAGCGGAGCGCCCCGTAGCGGGGGCTTTGGCTTTCTCCCGCAGTTCACGAAGCAGCTTCATGTTTGCTGCAGCAGATTTGTCCTTACGGTTTTTGTACGCCTCGGGATCAAGACGGCGAATCTCCGCCCCGACCTTACCGTAGCGCTCCTCGTCCGTCATATCAGATAACTTTTTCATTTGCACATCCCACCATAGGCCATCTTCACCATCTTGGCTTTGGTCTTGCCCTTGTGGGCTACACCGTCAGCCGCCTTGCGATAAGAGCTACCGCCTTTGGCTTTGGACTTAACCTTGCCGCCTTTCTTCATGCCTGCCATCGCACGGCCCATCTTGTCGGACATGTCGCCACGCATCGGCATAGCACGACCCATCTTGTCTTTCATCTTACGGTCCATCATTTCTTAAACCCTCGCAAAGTTTTAGCAAGTCTTGCACGTTGGCCCATCTTGCCCGGTTTCTTAGCTGCTTTAGCGAGCTTCTTTGCCGGGATTTTTTCACCCTTCTTCACACCCAAACTGCTACGCAAAGAGCCGGGTTTTTTAATTGCCTTTTGAATCCACTTACTCGCCATCTTTCCTCCGGATCTTGTTGACCCATTCAATAGCTTTGGACACCGCGCCCTTCACCGTATCCGTTTCATAGATACGAATACCTGTCCAGACGATAGTAAACATAGCTGCGATGGATGGAAGCATTTCAATCAAAGTCCCTACTACCGTGAACACCGATAACGCATCACCGGCGCTCTTCATGGTTTCAATATTCTCGTCTTTCATTTTAGCAGTTCCAAGCTCGAAGACTTTTGTTGATACGGCTGTTGGGGTCGTTCGCCGTCTTCTTGCTCGTGAGCTTTTTCTTCATGCCTTTCATACGGGCACAAAACGAATCACGGCGAGAACCGCCTTCAGGTTGAGGACGCTTAAGACCCGGCTTACCGGGATTAGCACGGTTATAGGAAGCTCGTCCTTTGGCGTTCAAACCGCCTTTAGGATTTTTACCTTCCTTCCGCTGCCACGCGGGGGTCTTAGCCATACGTCACCCGCAGAAGATCGTGACGCCACCCACGTTCGAGGTGGTCACAACGCAGAAGTCGTTGTTCGTATTCTTTGTAGTCAGAATACCGTCAGGGGGAACGAAGGCGAGGCCCGTTAGGGTCGCTGAAGGTGTGGTCAGGCTAAGAATTGTCGTACCCGAAGCCTGCGAGGTGAATGTAATTGACCCTGCCGCACCATCTGCAACGTAGTACACAGACTTAATACGAGTGCGCGGAAGAGCCAAATCCCCACCGTACCCAATCGACAAAGACCCCGCTGGGGTGCCATCTAGAGAGATAGCCGATACGGTGTTGTAGTAATTCGTTGAGTACGCCACTGACGCACTCTCACCTGCAAAGGTTTCGGTAACGGTACCACCATCAAGTCGCCCAACCGGAACACCGGTCACAGTGATATTCAGCCCCGTATCACCCCCTGCAGAGGTGGCGGAAACTTTGTATCCTGTTCCGTTGTTACCGATCTGACTTGCGGCAAGCGTAACCGTACCGGAAGTTGTGACATTCGACGAAAAAAACGTCGCGTCTGAGTCTCCGGTATTGACCGCCCAGACATCGAACTGCATTGACATAGCTTGTCTCCTGTAATGGGTAAAGGGGGCTTAGTGCCCCCCTACAAAATCTTACGGAGTCAAGCTGTCGTACAGCGCGATGT